AACCATTCAAGTACGATCCACCGGCGTAAGGAACAGAGATGGCATATTTACCACTAAGCACAGCCAACCTACCTGACCCTGCGATAGACCCTGCACAGGAAAGTAGTCCTGCTGATTACTTTGGATCAGTCGTTTGGTCAGGGAATAGCAGTGCAACAAAACGTACAGATATTCAATTTGATGGTGTTCAGCCTGATTTAGTTTGGCTTAAAAATAGAACACTAAGCCGTGATCATGCATTACATGACGATGTTCGTGGACTTAATGCAAGAATTAAATCAAACAACACAGAAGCAGAATCTACCTCTGACGCTCCTTTTGATACAGACGGTTTTGGTTTTAACGGTGTAGACACACAACTACGCATAGCAACTACTAATTCATCTTACAATGCTTCTGGATCATCTTATGTTGCTTGGGGTTGGAAGGCTTCTGGCGCATCTGGTGTAGCCAACAATGTAGGCTCTATCCCTTCAACAGTCAGTGCGAATACGGAGTCTGGGTTTAGTATTGTTAGTTATACTGGAGATACAACAACAACTCCCGCTACTGTTGGACATGGTTTAAGTCAAAAACCTGAGATGATATTGTTTAAACGCAGAACAGGCTCAAGCACCGCTGACTGGAATGTCTATCATCAAGCTATCGGTGCCACTGGCCGACTTAAATTAAATTTAACAGATGCTTCTCAAACAACGAGTACATCTTTTAATGACACAGAGCCAACTAATACTGAATTTACTGTAAACACGGCAACTCAAGTAAACCCTGATGGTGACGATGTTATAGCCTACTGCTTCCACTCAGTCGATGGATTCAGCAAGCTAGGCTCATACACTGGCAACGGTAGTACAGATGGCCCATTTGTGTACACAGGGTTTAGACCTGCTTTTGTGATGATTAAGTGTTCTTCTGCCGCTAGTACAATGTGGATTATGTTTGATGCTGAAAGAGATACATACAATGTAGTTGATACTTATCTTCAAGCACAAGCGACTAACGCTGAGGCAAGTTTTCCTTTTATGGATTATGTATCCAATGGTTTTAAACATAGACACAACTCTAGCCACACCAATACAAGTGGACAGACATACATCTACATGGCTTTTGCCGAAAACCCATTCAAGTATTCAAATGCGAGGTAACAAATAATGTGGACTTACTTAGGTAGAGTCATCAAGCAAGGCAGGGCTTGGACAGACGCTGAAGGCGTACAGCATCCTGCACAGTGGAATCGTTGGACAGACGAGGAGAAGACATCAGCAGGTCTGGTGTGGAATCAGGACTTACAGCCTGTACCGTTCGACAATCGCTTCTACTGGAGTGCTGATGTACCAAAGGCATTGGATGACGTCAACGCTGTCGATGAAGATGGCAATCCTGTACTGGATGAAGATGGTGTGCAGATCGTTACCAAGGGTCTAAAGAGCAATGCAATCGCCCAAGTCAAAGCAACAGCGGCAGGACTCCTACAACCAACTGATTGGATGGTTACACGCAAGGCAGAGGTTGGAACAGCGATACCAGATTCCGTATTGGATTACAGAGCGGCTGTCCGTACTGCGTCAGGAGCTATTGAAACAGCAATCCTAGGCACTACTACCTTGGAAGCATTTAAGGCTCTCTATGACGCTCCTGTGGACGCTGACGGTATGCCTACAGGTAATGCACCGATTAATGACTGGCCTGATACGATCTAAGGGTAGGATGTGAAAGAGATGGCAACTGAAAGCACTAAGACACTCATTGATGGTTTAAGTGTAGTAACCGTGGTAGGAACGATTGGTGAACTGTTGCCTCCGATGGCGGCGTTGTTTACATTGATATGGACAGCAATAAGAATCTACGAAACTAAGACAGTACAGAGGTTATTGGGCAAGGATAGCCCTGATGATAGCTGAACTAGCCGCCGCTAATGCGGCCTTTGGAGTTATTAAAGAAACCATTGCTAATGGTAAAGAACTCTATGAAGCAGGACAGGCACTAGCAGACTACTTTGGTCTCAAGGCTGAGATACAAAAGAAAGCACATGAACACGGATATAAGTCTGACCTTGAAGCGTTCATGGCTACAGAGCAACTCAAAGAATATGAGGAGGCTCTGAAACAAATGATGATCTGGCAAGGGCGAGCCGGGTTATGGACAGATTGGTTAGACTACCAGAAGAAGATGAAGGAAAGCCGTGAAGCCGCTGAACGAGCAGAGAAAGCCAAGAAAGCTAAACGCAAGAAACAGATTGTTGATTGGTGCGTTGGGATTGGTTTGGGCATTAGCGTTCTCTCAGCCGTTGGTTTGGTGATATACATCTTCTACTGGCTCAGTAAACAGTAGGTCACTTATGTGGTTATTATTTGCAATCCTAATTCAAGCTGATGGCTACGCTGTCTATCCTCAAGGGCCGTTTGCAACAATGGACGAGTGCTTTAAAGCCCGTGAGTATTTCATGGCAACAGCACCACAGCCTAAGATTAACTATGATGCAATTTGCATACAGACGGACGTAACAGGTAATCCCACATGATTGGAATTATTTCTAAAATACTTGGCTCAGGCGATGTCATCAAGAAAGGTATGGAGCTAATTGATGATATGCACACTTCCGATGAGGAAGCTATTGCCGCTAAGTCAAAAGCTAAGATTGACCTCATGAACGCCTATGCTCCATTCAAACTCGCACAACGCTACATTGCTCTGATGTTTACAGCAGTGTTTCTCAGTATGTTTGTCCTTGTACTTGCTATGACGTTAGTAGGTGAAGGTGACATTAACGCAGTCAAAACCATCATCGGTGACTTCTGGATTGGAGAAATCATGTTGATGATTGTTGGCTTTTACTTTGGCGGCGGTTTAGCCGAATCAGTAAGGAAGAAATAATCATGCCATTAGGAATTAAAATAGACGGAAAAACTGTACAAACTTTTCCACCAAAGAAAAAGAAAACTCCTCCAAAAAAGAAAACAGGTGTGCCGGGTACTAAGTATCCTGCCAAGAAAACGCCAACTAAAAGGAAAAAGTAAGATGCCATTAGAAATTAAAGTTGACGGTAAAACTGTAAAGACTTTACCTCCGAAAAAGAAACACCGTGATCCAGCTTCAGCGTTTGACGAAGGTCGCTTCTTGTCAGGTGACAAAGACCTGCCAAAGCCAAAGGTTAAGAAGCCCCATGCAAGCTGTAAAACGCCTGAAGCGTGTGTCGCACAAAACCGTTGCCGTAAGACTGGTAAAAAGCTAGTCAATGGTAAGGTAGCTAAGTAATGCCTTACAGCAAGTACAGCTCTAAGCAGAAGAAACTAGCGGCAGTAGCTCCCCCTCGTAAGAAGATTACTGCGGCTGATCTGAAGAAGGTAAAGAAGCGTGGCAGTAAAAAGACAAGGAAAAAGTAAAGTCAATGAAGCTGGGAACTATACCAAACCTACAATGCGAAAGAACTTATTTAATAAGATCAAAGCAGGAGGCAAGGGAGGCAAACCCGGACAGTGGAGTGCAAGAAAGGCTCAAATGCTTGCCAAAGAGTACAAAGCTAAAGGTGGAGGCTATAAGTCATAATGAAAAAGCCACAACTGTCACTGAAAAAGTGGACAAAACAGAAATGGCGTACCAAGAGTGGCAAGCCATCTACACAAGGCTCCAAAGCTACCGGGGAGCGTTATCTGCCGGAGAAAGCTATCAAGGCGCTTTCCGCAAAAGAATATGCGGCTACGACAAGAGCTAAACGAAAAGCAACTAAAGCAGGGAAGCAAGTTGCTAAACAACCTAAGAAGGTTGCACAGAAGACTGCAAAGTATCGTAAGTAATTTGACATTTAACATATTTTATGGTATAATACAATGGCTACAAAACGCTCACTTGGTAAAGCACTAACAACGTCACTGACAGATATCTACGAAGTTCCTGCTAACAAGCGAGCTGAGTGGCTTTTAGTGTACATCACCAACACAGCCGGGTCTACAGAGACTGTGACAGTCACTTACTATGATGCTTCTGAGACTGCGTCATTGCCTGTGTTAGATGCCTACTCCCTTTCCGCTAAAGAGTTCTTTCAGTTAGGCGGCAACTACAACGAGTTTATCATGATGGAAGCAGGTGATAAGATTCAAGCGTCTGCAACAGCCAATGCAACAATCCTTGTCTCCGTGTTAGAACACAATGCTACCGCTGTGAGAGGTGAGTAATGGCTGATAAGAAAGATCCAAGATTAGCTCGTGCAGGTGTTGCAGGCTATAACAAACCTAAGAGAACCCCTAACCACCCGAAGAAGTCTCATGTTGTAGTCGCTAAAGTAGGCGATCAAGTAAAGACTATCCGGTTTGGTCAACAGGGTGTTAAAGGCGCTGGTAAAAATCCGACAAGCGCTAAAGACAAAGCACGTAAAAAATCATATTATGCCCGTCATAATGCTCAAGATTCCAGTCCTTCAAAGCTATCAGCACGGTATTGGTCACATAAGGTTAAGTGGTAATGACATATTTAGAACTTGTAAACTCTGTACTGGTTAGACTGAGAGAGCGTGAAGTTTCTGCTGTGACAGAAAACACCTACTCTAAGTTGGTCGGTGAGTTTGTGAATGACGCAAAAGAAGAGATTGAGAATGCTTGGGATTGGTCTCATTTACGTACCACTCTCACTGCGACGACTGTTGCAGACATCTTTGCTTATACTCTTACATCGTCTGGTACTAGACTAAAAGTATTAAATGTTGTTAATGATACGAGCAACTGGTTTATGGAATATAAATCAGCAGAAGAGTTTACAAACTTGTATTTAAACTATGATAATGTTGATACTGGTTCGCCAAGATACTACAGCTTCAATGGCTTAGATGCTAATAATGATACCATTGCGGAAGTTTACCCTAAGCCCGATGCTCAGTATGAACTACGATTTAACCTAGTTGTTCGTCCCGGGCCTTTAACTAACAATAGTGATGTGCTGTACGCCCCAGAACGCCCTGTTATCATGTTAGCCTATGCTAAAGCATTGGAAGAGCGTGGTGAAGACGGTGGGGTTACTCCGACCGGTGCATATCTGACAGCAAACCGCATGCTAAATGACGCTATTTCATTCGATCAAGAAAAGCATTCAGAAGAACTTGTGTTTAGGGCTGTATAATGTCGCAATTACAAGCTGTTACACTAGCCGCACCGGGATTCTTTGGGCTTAACACTCAAGAATCTGGTATTACCATTTCCAATGGATTTGCGTTAGAGGCTACCAACTGCATTATCGATAAGTTCGGGCGTATTGGTAGTCGAAAAGGATGGGATGGTTTAAACTCTTCAGCCTTTACAGGTAATACAAGAGCCATCGCTGAATACACCAAAGCCGATGGCACGTTAGAAATTCTTTACGCCGCTAATAACAAGCTGTTTCGTTTAGAAGATGACTACACCTCAACTGAGTTGACTGATGCAGACGCCACAGACATTACAATCACTGATGACGACTGGCAGATTATTACGTATAACAACTACGCAGTCTTCGTACAACAAGGTCACCAGATGGTGTACTACGATGGCAGTGCAGATACCTACAATGAATACAGCTCTGCACCGGGGTCTACAACACCAAGCTGTGGAGCGGCTTGTTTTAATCGGGTTTGGGTTGCAGATGACTATGTCGTTTACTGGTCTAAAATCTTAGAGCCTCAGAGCTTCTCAGGGACTGGTACAGGTTATTTAGATATCCGTGAGATCTTTGGTGAAGACGACACTGTGACAGCCATCACAGCCTATAACAATCGATTGGTGATCTTTGGGAGAAGGAACATTGCATTCTTTGCAGGTGCTGAAGACCCAACAGGTACATCATTTATGATGACTGATCATATTAAAGGTATTGGATGTATTGCTCGTGACTCTGTGCAAAACGTAGGAAGCGATGTAGTCTTTTTAGCTTCGGACGGGGTACGTACTGTCGGGAGAACTATTCAAGAGCAGTCTTCCCCAATCGGTGACGTTTCTAAGAATGTACGTGATGATATTGTACAGTATGTTGCAGGTGAATCAGAGTTCAGAATTAAATCAATTTACTCCCCCACAGATGCATTTTATTTACTGACATTGCCTGCAACCGGTTATACATATTGTTTTGATATGCGTGTTCCATTACAGGATGGTAGTCGTCGAGTGACATTATGGACAGATATTACCCCCTCGGCGTTTACTGTTAGAAAAAACAATGATTTGTTAGTAGGGAAAAATGGATATATAGGAAGGTATACAGGGTATACAGACAATGGTACAACTTATCGTATGTCCTACTTCACAAACTACTTTGACTTCGGTAACTCGACTCAGGAAACTATCCTAAAAAAGATTCGACTTGCTGTGATCGGAGCCACTAAGCAGGACGCCGCCTTAAAATGGGCGTTTGATTATAACATTGACTACAGTGCAACCTCTTTTGTCTTGTCTGAAGGCATTACATCAGAATACAATGTTGATGAATACTTCTCAGATGACGATACAGATAATGAAGCGGAATACTCAAGCGGTATTATCTTGGATAACATCGCATTGAATATTGGTGGTCGAGGAGCTGTTATTCAGATCGGTATTGAAGCTGATATTGAAGGCGGTGCATTGTCATTACAGAAGATGGACATCTTTGCAAAATCTGGAAAACTGGTGAGTTAAATGAGTAATTATACCAAAGCAACAAACTTTGCATCTAAGGATTCACTCCCGGTAGGTGATGCAAACAAGAAAGTGAAGGGTGTAGAAATTGACAATGAGTTTAACGCTATTGCCAATGCTGTTTCTACTAAGTCAGATCTACAGTCTCCTGAATTTACAGGGACTCCTACCGCACCGACAGCGGCATCCGGGACAAGTTCAACCCAGATAGCTACCACCGCATTTGTACAAGCTAACGGCGTCCCTTCAGGAGCAATACTGCTATGGTCTGGTAGTGTAGCGTCAATACCAACTGGTTTTGTTCTCTGTGATGGTACAAATAACACTCCAGACCTACGCAACCGGTTCGTTGTAGGTGCAGGTGATACCTATGCAGTCGATGCAACCGGTGGTAGCGCTGATGCCGTTGTGGTTTCGCACACGCACACAATTACAGACCCCGGCCACAACCACTCTGTACCAAACTCAGGTAGCCAGAATAACTCGTTTGACTCTGGAACTACTGTCGGTAATGACACAACAGGGACATCAGGTACAGCCACCACAGGAATTACAATTGATTCTGCGGGTGAATCCGGTACTAACAAAAACTTGCCACCGTACTATGCGTTGGCTTACATCATGAAGAGCTAATAGGAAGGTATTATGTGGGGAGCAATTGCAGGAGCGGCTATCAGCGCCTACGGGTCGTACAAAGCCTCCAAAGCGCAACAGGCTGGTATAGATAAGCAGATAGCGGCAGAGCGTGAAGCTCGTGCGGCTGGTGAAGAGGCGGCTAAGTTCCGCCCGGTAGGTTTCACAAGCCCTTACGGTGCGATGCGTACAGAGGTCGATGCTGAAGGTCGCTTAACTGATGTAGGCTTTGATCTCGATCCTCGCTTTCAACAACGTGCGGACATCTATGCAGGCTTAGGTGAGCAGATGCTAGGTGGGATCGACATTGATCCGACAGCGGCGGCACAAGCTCGTATAGCTCGCTTAGAAGGACTGGCACAGCCCGGTCGAGAGTTAGCACAAGAAAGACTATTCAGCAATCTAGCGGCTAAAGGCTTAACAGGCATCGGCGTTGACATGGGCTATGGCGGTGCGGCGAATCCGTATGTTATGGCTCAACAGCAGGCTATTGCCCAACAACAAGCTCGTACAGCCGCTGACAGCTACGACTTAGCTCGCTCAGACATCTCTAAAGACTTGTTGATGGCACAGAGTCTGTTCGGACAGGAGCAGGACATCTACGGACTAGGTCGCTCTGAGATGGAGTATGGATTGAACCTTGCAGACCTTGAGCGTCAACGTAGGCTGGAAGCGGCAGGTGTATCAGCGTCAGCCGCCCGTAACATCGCACAGATGCAAGCACAGTCTGGTAATGTCGCCGCAGGCCGTACAGAGGCGTTACTTAGCTCCCTAGGCCAGTTAGGCGGCAGAGCCTATGATGCAGGGTTGTTTGGAGGTTCTTCAGCGGCTACACAGCGTGGGTTAAGCATTGCCCGTAACGATCCATACGCATACGGCGGAACATTCGGAGATTAACATGGCAGAATCACAAATCTTAGGATTGTTCGCATCACCGCAGATGGTAGAGACTGCAGTGCGGCAAGAGATCCGTCAGCAAGCCCCTCAGTTCGAATCAGCACCTAATCAGCGTCTGTTCAATAACATTGCACAGGCTGGTGCGGCCTTTGACCCACGTGTACAGCGGGCTAAACAACAACAGGAAGTAGCGCAGGGGATACAAGGCGAGTTCGGTACATCACAGTATTACCGTGATCTGGCTGAGCAGTTCCGTCAGCGTGGTATGCTCCAGTCTGCAATAGTCGCCGCAGATAAGGCGAAACAACTAGACAAAGATCTAATGGATCAAGCTAAGCTCAAGTATGGTGCAATCAGTTTTGTACAATACGGCAGTAAGGTTCCAGAGATTCGTCGCTTAGTAATGCAGATTGAAATGACTAAAGACCCTGCCGCTAAGATTGCTTTAGAGAAAGAATTGACTGAAGTAATGAAGCAAGGTACGCAGGAGGTTGCAGACCGGGAAGCTTTAGAAGCTGGGCAGGAAGAAGCGGCAAAGCAAAAAGAGCAATCAAGATTTGCAACCCGTGAAGACCTGCAAGGTAGATTTGAGCAAGCCAACAGTCGAGCATCTGCTGTTCTAGGTATTATGAAGAACATCGGCTCAGCAGTTGAAGCCGGGACGATTTATACCGGGCCGTTAGCCAAAGCGCAGTCAAATATCATGGCAATTGCACAGACGTTTGGTCTGACCAGTGCAGAAACTGATCGCATGATTGCGAACACTGAACGTGCTGAATCAATTATCGGTCAGGCACTGTTAGAGCAAATCAAAACCCTCGGTACAAACCCATCTAACGCTGACCGGGAGTTCTTAGCTAAAACGCTTCCAACTGTTCTTAACAGTCCTGACGGTATCCGAAAAATCATAGAGTATATGCGTTTGAAAGCTCTTTCTGCAAGAGCTGATGCACAGGACCGTTTGGCGTACTTTAAAACACCGAATAAAGATGGATCTCAAAAGTTTGATATGCTTGGTTATGAATCCAAAGCATTTGACGAACTTCAAGAGTTTTTCCGTAAGAATAATGTATCTGCATCGCTAAATCCAGATGATAACTATATTCCTTACGAGTTTGAAGTCGATTCTAAGCATAAAGGCGAAGAGACGACTGAACAACCTACACCAGCAACTACAGAGCAAGCCGCTGAGCAGGCTCTAACAGCTATCGACACCAGCCCTGTCACCCAACAGGATTCGGATAATATACAGGCGGTGCGTGACCAACGTGACCAAGCCGCTCAAGCACCTGTAGTGACGCCCGGAGCAACGGTGGAGGCTGGTCCTGATGGTGCTGAGCCTCCAATGCCTAGAGTGGCCCCACAGACTGAACAGGGTATTGCACAGCGAATCCAACAGATTGACGAAGACCTTAGTGGAGCGTCTGACCTTACCGGCCCAGACCGGCGGGCGCTTACTGCAGAACGTGAACGGCTAGCAGAGTCTTACAATCGCATGGGTGATCAGCGTAATGCTGTGGTAGATGCTATGGTGTTATCTCAAATGCCGGGATCGATACCAGATTCACAAAAGGAGCTTCGATTACAGGCGTTACCAAAAGAGCGTAAACTGATTATCGTCGAGAATATGCTTCTTATGAAGTTTAATAAAGACGGCGCTCTAAGCCCTGCTGAGCAGACCCTGTACAAAGCTATCAGAGAAGAGCTACGCAAACTAGGAGTTAGACAGTGACAGAAGCTGAATATCAAGAACTGATGGGCTTGTATGGCCCTCAGCGTAATCTTCAAAAGAAAAAGAAGGCGGTGGAGCAATCGGCTGTTGCAGGCTCTAGCATCACTGATGTATTTGCGTCAGCGGCTAAAGAGATCCTAGATGATGCAGGCGGCTACCTCGCTAAGTCAGCGTTTGGTCGTGGAGGCATGTTAGATATCAGTCAGTATGTTGACACTCGACCAGCGATTACCGGCTTACAGGCACTGCAAAGTGGTGTTGCAGGCTTCGCATCTACCCCACGTGAAATACCACGTCTCGCTGAAGCTGGGTATGAATATGCGACTGGGGAAGATGTAGACTTTGATGTACTTGCCGGTACAGGATTCCCCACATACCAAGAAGCAGGTGAATTTATCGGGGGCTACACCGGACTTCCAACAGAGCTTAGAGAAGATGCCAGTGCCGCTGAAAAAGCAATGTATTACGGTATTGAATCATTGCCTATGTTTGGTGGAGGCGGTCTACGTGGTTTAGCTATGCGTACTGCACAGGGTTCTGCCGCAGGTTTTGGTGCTGAAGTCAACCCAGCGTTAGGTATGGCTATCGGAGCCGCCCCTGAGTTGCCTCTAACACCTAGTATTCCCGGAGCCAGTCGTAAAGGCTTCAAAGAAACCCGTATGGATGCCCTTGACTCTGACGCTCAGCGTATGGCAGAGCAGTCTCTATCTGACTTTGGCATCGAAGAGACACGTGGGCAGATTCTCTATCGTCAGGCATTGGCGGAAACAAACCAACGCCGTAGGACAACGAAGCTTGCAGAAGCTGAGCGTGTTCTGGGATTAGAAGAAGCAGGACGCCGTGTTGATGCCCGTAAACTTAGCCCCGGTGTACGGTCTAATGTAGAGCTATGGAAAGACGCTGACATCAAACAAGCAAAGCAGATTGAAAATGCGATGCGTAAAATTGTTGGAGCCGCTGAAGGACGGAAGAAGCCTGCAGACGTTAGCCGTAAACTTGCCAATATTTATAATGGCTGGTCTAAGAAAAGGATGCAAAAGCTAAGAAAAGAAAATAAAGCAGATTTTGACTCCTTAGATCCGTCAATCAGGTTTGACCTAGAGTTTCTGTTACCAGAGATTGACAATCTCATGGAGTATTATGGTTTAGCAAAGCGAGTAGATAACAGACCTGCTAATACTATTATGAAAATTCGTGAGCAGATTCTCACAGAACAAGGTAAGCTAAGAAAGCTAAGTCCAAAAGAATATCAAAACATTCTATCAGACTTGGGTAGGATAGCTTGGAGCGGACGTATTGAGGGTGTTGCAGACTTAGATCCTGGGACTATTAAAACTGTTGCCGCTAAAATGCAACAGATTTTTAAACGTGGCTTAGACTCAATGGCGGAGTCAGACATCCCTGATGCACAGAAACTAAAAGATGTTAGGGATCGTGTTGCAGGACGTTTTGCCGCATTAGAGGACGAAACTAGTGGTCCGTTGATGGAGTTCTTTAAGTTCGATGCGGCTCCACGTACACCCCTAGAGATTGTTGAAGCCTTAGAATACTCAGCCACTGATCCAGACAAGATTAAAATCTTTGCAAGCTTGGTTCAACAAGAGCATCCTACGCTGTGGCCTGAAGTTAAGCAAGCTCTGTTTAATCGTGAGATGGCGAAGCTAGCCGACACTGAAGGCAATTTAGATATCATCAAGCTCCGTCAGGCTAAAGAGAATTTGCTACAGAATGAGTTGCTATTTGGTGATGGTAGTGCCTCTCAAGGCCTAGAAGAGATGGACCGTCTGTTCACTATGATGGAAGGTATCTTCAAGCGTATAGACCCTGCTGATCTGTCCTCAACTGATCTGTACAAAGCGATGAAGCTAGGCAGTGAGATTGGAGGCTCGTTAGGTGGACCTAAAGCTCGTTACGTATCTGAGGCGGCTACAAAGCTTGCAATGCTCGCTAAAGGTGGGAGACTACCTGTAGAAGCGGCGGCAGAGTTTGCATCAAACCCGAAAGCACGTAAGGTTATGGTTAAAATCCTGAAGGGCGAGGCGGCTACGCTAACACCGGCAGAGATGGGTATCTTGAAGAACATCGTGAGATTAGGTAAGATACAAACCTTTGCAGGCTTACCATCCATATACTTCGGTCGTGACGAAGACGCTAAGCAGAGCATCGAAGATGCAACCAAAGCTGTTCAGGGCATGTTCAGCGGAACTAAAGAATAAAAAAAAGCCCCTGCAAAGGGGCTAATATCTCACTGGAGAGATTCTACTCAAACACCTCAAAGATGTCACCGATCATAATCTTCACGAACGGGATATTAATAACAAACCCGTCGAAGAAGAATACCTGTGCATCTTCAATGTTTTCATCCTGTTTCCAACCTAACACTGGTTGGGACTGTACTGTCTCAATTGACATACCAAATACATGGTGAAACCTTGCCGCTACCATCCCCAATCATCCCCTTCTAGTCCGTGTGCGTTATAGTCTGTAACCCTCTTCTCAAAGAAATTACTCATTGACGATCCGCCTAGTAACTCTTCCATCCACGGTAGAGGATTCTCCTTAACCTTCCAGTTCGTCTTGAGGCCAAGCTGGAGTAGTCTGCGGTCTGCCAAGTAACGGATGTATTGTTTGACATCTGCCGCCGACAAACCTTCCAAGTCACCCATCTCATACGCAAGATCAATAACCTTGTCTTCAAGCTTGACTGCAGTACGGAACATACCGTAAATCTCTTTCTTAAAATCGTCATTCACAATCCTTGGATGCTCTGTGCAGAACTCCCTAAACAGCTTCGCCATCCCTTCAGCGTGTTGGCTCTCATCACGGACAGACCATTCTACGACTGTACACATACCCGGCATCTTACCGTAGCGTTGGTAGTTGAGGAGCATCGCAAATGCTGAGAACAAGCTCATACCTTCATTCAACACTGATCGTGCAATTGCAAGGGCTGTGCCGCTGATAGAATTTACGTCTAATCCGGACATGAACTCCAGTTTTGCAGACATTTGTTGATACTCTAGGAACGTGCTAAACTCCTCTTCAGGAAGTCCAAGAGTGTCATTGAGAAGGGCGTATGCTCGTTGATGGATGAACTCACGTGAAGCAAAGGCTGTGAGCATGGCTCTGATCTCATTGTTCTTGAACTTGGGAATGTAATACTCAAGATAGTTTGTTCCAACAGCCACGTCTGTCTGCGTAAATAGCCGCAGGATCTGGGTGATATGGTGCTTCTCGCTTTCCGATAATGCCCCCGATTTCCAGTGATTAACATCAGTCTGTAGCTCCAGTTCGTCTTCAATCCAGTGGATGCGTTCATGTTCCGTTGCATACTTTACAGCCCAAGGATAGCTAAAGGGCTTGTAAGTTGTATTAGTCTCTAACAGTGACATCGGTATTCTCCAGTTCTGTTTGGTTCTGATAAATCACGTTCATCAGATTGTTGTTGTGATATTGCAGTCTTTGTACTTCTTGTAGCAACTTGACAGTGCTGTCAAAGCAGTCATTGAGTAATCGTCTGTTAAACGGATCACTGTCTTTAATTATGTCTAACCGCTTAAGCAGGTTCTGTGCTTCTTCTATCATCTATATTCTCCAATTGATACTCGTCATTCTCTTTATCTACAGCCATCTCAAGCAGTCGTCTTAGACCGACACTAACTAACAACCTTGTAGCATCTGGGTCTGTATCAACAACCAGTGTTGCACTACCATCTCCATGTTCAACATAGTCTGTTACTTCAATTGTTCCTGCTTTGGTTTGCATATTCTCTCCTTTGCATAGGAATACTATGCATAGATAATTACATTATATGTAATCTATTCCCACTTTTATGCGCTTAATAGTGTTACATTCCACATTTATCTGCGGATAAGTCTACGCTAATGAACTATAAAAGCAACATCTGTGTAGACTTATAGCTAATATACTATCCATTTACACCCAAAAGCAACATATATGGATACTATGTTATCCCTGACAACTTACGCAGACTTCATCATCCTCAAAGTCTTTCAGCGCATTACGGTCCACTTTAGTCCCAACCTTCTCCGCTGTAACACCTGCAGTGGTGCGAAGGTAGTATAGTCCTTTAAGTCCTTCTTTCCAAGCCTTGAGATGTACCTGATTGACAATAGCCTTGTCCGTCCCCGATGGGAAGAATACATTGACACTCTGGCCCTGACAGATGAACTCTTGCCGCTTAGCTGAATGTTCCACCACCCAGTTCTGATCTAGTTCAAAGGCTGTTTTAAAAGTATCTTTCTCAGCGTCCGATAGAAACTCCAGATGTTGTACCGATCCTTCAGCCTCCATAATAGACTGCCATACCTTCTTGGTGTTCTGGCCTGAAGCAATAAGTAGCTCCTCCAGATACGGATTGCGTACTGTGTGAGACCCTGCACGAGTCCTGTGTACATAACAATTGCTAATACGAGGCTCGATACTGGCAGAGCAACCACAAAGAATAGAACTGTTAGCGTTAGGAGCGACAGCGAGTAGATGCATGTTACGAACACCAGTACCATTACCGTCTGGACATTCGCCCAGTTCTGTAGCCAGTTGATAAGTCGCATCTGATGCTTGCTCCTTGATGTCCTTAAACATCTGATAGTTCTCTGAGGCCGCCTGCCAAGACTCCCATGCTATGCTTTTGCTTTGGAGGTAGCCGTGGAAGCCCATTGCTCCAAGACCGATTGAACGCTCTCTGTATGCTGAGTATACAGCTTTTCCAAGTTCTTCTGGTGCGTGGTCAATAAAGTATTGAAGCACGTTGTCCAAGAATCTGACAAGGTCTCCAACCATGCCGCTGGTTCGCCACTCGTCATACTTTTCAAGGTTGACTGAGGAGAGGCAACAGACTGCTGTGCGTTCTTCACTTGTTGCGAGATGGATTTCGTTGCAGAGGTTAGAGCCATTAATTGACAATCCAAGTTTTCTTTGAGCTTCCGGTAAGCCTCGTCGGGCTGTGTCGATAAAGTTAAGGTATGGACTGCCAGTTCTGAAGCGAGCTTCAAGGATTCGTTGCCATAATCTGCGAGCCTTGACTGTATCTCGGACAATTCCTGTATTCGGGTCTGTAAGATTCCACTCTGTATCATTAATTACACTCTCCATAAAATCATCTGTGATGTTCACAGCATTAAATAAATTAAAACATTTCCGATTGATGTCGCCACCGGTCGGTACTTTGAAGCTGATAAACTCCTCAATGTCGGGGTGACTAACATCCAAGTATGCGGCGTAGCTACCTTTTCTTGTCTTTCCTTGTTTGTACGCTGTCATCTGAGCGTCCACCACTTTCATGAATGGGATCGGTCCCGGAGCTTTGTCGCTCACTCCTCTCACGTCTGACCAATGCCCACCCACACCTCCGCCCTTTACGGAAAGCCATGCTACTTCACCATTATGTTCAATAAGGCTATCAAGATTGTCCCCCACATAAGTAAGGAAACAGCTAATAGGCAACCCACTAATCTTTCCATTCGGTTCTGGGGCATTACTGAGGACAGGTGACGCAAACATGAACCAACCCTTTGAGGCATAGTCATAAATACGTTGTGCCAAATCCAAATCCCCATAGCAGTAAGCCACTGAAGCACGTGCAAAAGCTTGTTGAGGAGACTTCTCATGACCAAGCATGTAGTAGTCCTGCATGAGTTTAATAGCTTGCTCACTGAGGCGATTATCCCGTTCATAATCAATCGTTATCCCAAGGTGTGTTGTCATCGAATTGGCTCTCCAGAGTTTCGTATTGTTCTTCAATTAGGTCTCCGCAACGGTTGATAATGTCTTCTGACGTCAGCTCTAACAGCTCAATCAATGTGACCTCATCAACCTGCATCAACTTTTCTTTGAGTTCTTGAATCGTTAACATAAAGCGGAACCGACCATTTTACAGTAACTCAAGCAATTTGTCAATATAATGACGTGCTTTTTCGACATCAATCTTAACGCCTTTGTCAGGATATCGAGATATGTACTTGATAATATTACCTCTTATGTATCCTTCAAACTGCTCTTCAGACATGATAGCTTCCATAAACTCCCAAGGCTGAATCATCTTTGACGTATAATGAGCACCAGCAACCTGATGTTCATTGGCTGTTGAATCACGTTCTTTGAGCAGGTGGGTGCAGTCAAAGTCTTGTGCCATTTCATTTAAATCAATCACTTCTTACGCTCCTCTTTTGTTTTCTTGTCATGGCAAGTCTTACAAAGCACTTGTAAGTTGTCAGCTTCACAGAATAGATTTTTCACGAAGGCCGGTAGATCAGTGTATTTGGTCAGTGTGCCTGCTGGTTTGATATGATCTACGTTCACTTCTGTAGACTTGTACGTCTTCTTACAGCTAGCACATGTATACACCCATCGTGTACGCTTGTCTGTGCCTTTGTACGGAGACTTTGCCGCATCCATCACCTGATACCGCACAGGATACTTAGTCCAAGCTCTGCGTAGTGCAGAACGAATGAAACTAAAGTATCTGGCGGTAGTCCAAGTGTTGCCTGCTTTGTTCTTTACTCCTCTGGTCATACCACAGCTTCTGCAGGCGGTGCAAATGCATCGTCTGATGTACGAAGCATATACAGCAGGTGAGCATTCTCTACGGCTCTGTCATAACCCAACAGTTCAACGCAGATATCCCACATCTCCTGTTCGCTTTTATCTGTTAGAAGCTTATCAGCTTTAACCTCACCGATGCCTCTAACACCCTGAATATTATCAACACGATCCCCTGTTAGCATTTGCTTATAGAATCTAAACAAACCCTCAGCAGGATCAATGTGATACATCTCTTTCCTAGAAAAATTATAGTGCCATCCGGGGACTTGATCGAGGTCTTTATCAAGGCTCACGATCACGCTAGTATCTCCTAGCTCTGTCGCCCGGATTGCCAGTGCATCATCTGCTTCGATACCGTCCGACACTGTGGCCGCCCATGCGTCGACAAGGTATTCCCGTAACAGATGATAGTGGACAGGCTTCTCAGTTCCTTTACGATTGCCCTTATACGGTACAGTGACAGCGATGTCATTACGGAAGTTCTTCTTACCTGTGAGGTGAAGCTCCCATGTTTGAACCTTCGGTAGATCTAACAGCAACATATCCTCAAGGAAGTGTGCCATCGTTCTGATGGCGACACCTTCTGTTTCATTGTTGCAGGCAAATCCAATACGATAGTTCAGGATGTCTGCGTCGATAAGGGCATGATGCATTATAAGATCTCGTCGTCGTCTACTGCAACGGCAACATCACCTACATCACCCTCGAAAGAGACAAGCTCGGAGATAACCAGCTTCTGTAGTGAAGGGCTACGACCTGCTTTGTTCTTCCAGTTCCAATCGTAGAAACCGACCAAGGCAACAGCTTGTGAGCCATTACCAATACCTACGCCTTCAAGCGCTTCACCGGAGCCATCATAAGCTCGGATAGGGTTGTTAGACTTACAGGTTACAAAGTAACCCTTGCCTTCTTTTTGACCGACTGTCAGCCCCATAGACTCTAGGGCAGAAACAGCTCCATCGGAGAGATTGCAGAGGTCGATCTGATACTTGTTCGACATCTCATTACGACGATCTAAGTAAGCCCACATTACGTCAGCTTTGATCTTTACACGCTGTGCGTCATTCATAGTCATTCTCCTGTGTGGTGACTAAAACAATATTATAACATACTCTCAGTGAGTTTCAAACCAATTTTTACCGATTTTTGCTTCGGCATCTACTGGGCATCGAAAGCCCAAGGTAATCCCGGCTTGTGAGGCCGCATCGCACATGATCTGTGCAACGTCTTCACCATGTTTCTCCTCTGTTTCAATTTGTATTTCATCGTGGACAAATGCAACCTGCTGTACAGGTAGTCCTTGTTGTCGTAGGGTTTTATGCGCTTCAATACACCACTGCTTTGCAATGATAGCCCCACATCCTTGTAGTAGTGAATTAAGTGCGGCATGTTCTGAACGCACCAGTATTCTTCTACCATCCAAGCCCGGTACATACCCTTTGCTCGCCACTTTCGAAACCTTCTCCATGAGGATGCGTAGCTTAGGGGTGTTAGAATAAAAGCGATGCAGGATTTCATTCCCTTCTTTCGCCCCGCCTCCAACAATACTGCCAACTTTGCTTGGCCCTGCACCGTACAGGGTGGCATAGATAAGCGTCTTTGCTTGAGGGCGTGTGATACCTGCGGCATCAGCGTTCTTCTGATGGATGTCGCCATTCAATAGTTCCTCCTGCCATTCCTCATCCTGCATGTAGTGTGCAAGACACCGTAACTCGATACCTGCAAGATCTGTGCCAACCAATACATTACCTTGATCGACAGTCCACAGTGATCGAATCTCCTGCCCGAAAGGTTTGGTCACACTAGGGACCTGTCCCAAATTGGGATTACGATGCGTCATACGCCCGGTAATAGTCCCGTTAGTGATGATACCTCCATGTACACGATCTGTGTTTTCATCGACATGTTTCAACCATGCGTCGATCATACCGACACGTTTCTGTAGCATCAGGTACTCTGCAATCAATTGTGCTTCAGGGATATCAATGTCTTCAAGCGTCCCTTCATCGACAATTGCTTGACCTTTCTCTGTGTGCTTTGTTGGCTTCCATCCTTTCGTGATCAGCCGCTCTGCAATTTGCTTACGTGATGCAAGGTTAAAGATGGTCACCTTATCTTTCAGCCTCTTGCCGGTCTTTTCAGACCAACGCTCTTCAACAATCGGAGGGAACACCGCTTGAACTTCATCTTCAATAACGCCCATGCGATCCATGAATGAAGCTCTAAGACTTTGAGCTGAATCAACATCCAGTTTAAAGCCTTCACGTTCCTGTTGCCTGCAGATAACTGCGATGTCGTGTTCCAGTAGTATACTCTTCGATGGATCTTTCCATTCGTTAAGAGACTTAACAATGTACTTGTAAAGCTTTCTAGTGAGACGAACATCTTGGATGCAGTAGTCCCGCATTTCTTCAGTAAGGCCATTGTCGAAGTCCTCAAAGTTAAACTCAATCTTCCGATCCTCTAGTCTCTGACCCCAGGCCTTCAAGCTGTGGCCTCCGTCGATGACGGGGTTCAAAAGCCTTGAAAGTATCAACGTGTCTACCGCTTTCGATTTCGGTATCCCAATGTTCCAGACTGTCCGCAACACTGGTGCATCGAAACCAATTAAGTTGTGACCGATGATTTGATCGTACTCCCTTACCAGTGGAGCTAGGGTTGATGGATCTGTATGACATAGCACCTCTCCTGAACTAACATCCTGCGTCACTGCAATCCAGATCAAGCTGTGACTGCTGTTTGTCTCGATATCGAGTATAAGTTGTTTCATAGCCATTATAATGATTCACAAAAAATAGTTCACGGGTTATAGGATTAAAGGCCAACTTCTGTACGCCAAGCTCTAGCTGTTCTGGCTTCAGCTTGTTTGTATTGTTGATCCTGTCACCATTCGTTGTCATTGTTTTGACATCTATTAATATTATATCACCTTCAGAACTCATTGCAACCATATCGACAGGTCCACTACAACCACAGTTTTGAAAGACTTCAAAGCCTTGGTCCCACAGCCAAGTGACTGCGTAGTATTCTGCGAAGTCACCCTTCCTACTGCGATTAACTTTCTCTAAGTCTGTCATAGAGCATCTACCTCATCCTCACGCATTCGACCGGTGTAATGATTATACAGCAATGCACAGGCTTTACCAGTGGTTCCGCTGAATCGATTCTTTAGAACACGTACATACGTTGTATTACGTTCTTTCTCATCATCAGCCTGTCCATTACGTTCCAGTCCGATCACCATGTCAGAGAGCTGTGCAATCGACCCAGAGCCACGAAGCTGTGCCAGTGACGTTGCCGCACCTTCTTCATGCCCTTTAGATTCAGGACGTTTAAGGTGTGATACGCAGATCACTGCAATCCCTGTCTCCTGTACCAGCATACGAAGCTTGGTCATGATCTCATCTATCGCTTTACGCTCATCCCCGTTAGACTGAGCAGAAACAATGATGCTGATATGATCAACAAACACATAGTCACATCGAGCAACTTTGGCAAGGTAGCGAACACGATTGACGATATTATCAACATCGCTGGAGCCGAAATGATCAAAGAGATACAGACGATCTGTACCAAGGGTCTGATGAAAAGCATCATCTTTCTCCTGTTGGGTTGCCTCGACATCAGGTAAATGCAGAGGCTTGTTAGCGGCTAACGACATCAGAGACAGTCCGGTCTTCCGGGTTGACTCCTCTAAGAACATCATACCGATATTGGATTGTGTGTTCTGTAGGATATGCCAGATCACCTCACGTAAGAACTGAGACTTACCTAGACCTGAACCTGCTGTCACAGTGACTAGCTCTTCTTTACGGATACCGTAGGTGAGCTTATTCAGCCCTCCGAATGGATAGTCCACATCAGATTTCTGTACAGGTTTCATGACCTCATCATAGAGGTTAGAGCCTGCAACAATCCCATCAGGTGTCCATCTCTCAGCATGTTTGATTGCATTGACATACTCTGCAGAGCGATTGTTCTGTAAGAAGTCTGATGCATCCTTCAAGCCATTGACAGGGACAACACTGTAGGCCTTGTGACTGAACAGCTCTGCACACTGTGCCTGAGCCTCAATACCAGCCTGATCAGCATCAAAGCTAAAGATGACATTGGCGAAGCTATCTAAGTATTCATAGTTGGCTTCACAGTCCTTTAGAGCTGAACCAGCACCGTTCCTAACAGAGACAACAGCAACCTTCTGAGGATGCAACATCTGATAGGCAGACATGGCATCAAACTCTCCTTCAGTGACAATGACAGTTTTACCCCCGGAAGGGAATTTATCCTGTCCGAATAGATCACTGCAGGCTGACCAGTCACCTTCAGTCTTGAATTGTTTCTGGTTATTGATACGAACCTTTGCGGCTTGGTTGCGGTTATACGGAAACACCATGTCAGTGCCTCTTAAACCAACACCATAGACCTCACAGGTATGGATATTGAGCTTACGTACAGCTAAATTGCTGTAGGATACGCCCTGAGACGCATTGTAAGGCCCTGTATCGGACGATCTCTGTTTAGGGGATGCTACCCTACTACGCATAGGTATTACCTCTGCTGTTATCCCTGAATTTTCAGGTGGGATGTTAGAGCCACAGCTAAAGCAGTGACCCCAACCGTTATCGTTAATTGCAAATGCATCGGAGCTGTCACATTTAGGACACTCTGTATGCGTATCAACAAATGCCATCAAAGTTTCCCTAAATAAAAGTCTAGTTTCTTGATAGATCCTGCAACAAACGATGATACATTATCTAACTCGTCATCTTCGATGTCCCCGGTGTCGTGGATTAGCTCACTGGCTTTCTTGAGATGCTCTAAAGCTTCTTCCAACAATGGGGTCATCGCTCTGGCTGTTCTGACATCAATATTCATCCATTGACTCCGTGATCAAATCTTGACCGAGCAATTTAGCGGCTGTGTCAACACGCTTGCGGATGTAGTCCATTCGATTATCCATTAACTGAGCATATTCAGTGATGGTATCAACAGCGTCAACACCGATTGGTAGGGTTGAGAGATATTCTTTAAGCTGTTCCAGAGTGTAGATTTTATTCATAATGCGTCCTCTTGTTCGCAATTAATGTAAGAAATATGCGCTCTTAAAGCGATGATGTCCTGTTTTAGTTCGTTAATCATATTAGACAGATGATTGACTAAATAGGACTTTGGATAACGCATACGAGCGATACTGATTTCATTATCCAAATAATTTATTTCAACTCTTTCAAGCGCTGATGGATCAATTTGTCCGGGAATTATAGGCCCATTCAACACCATAATTTTTTTATCGATTAAACTGTGCGGAAGTTTCATACCTGTAGCTCCTTTAGGTATTCTTCATAACGGGCTTCAATCTCTTGACCGAACATCGAATAGTATATTGACTCCACTGACAGTTTGTCAAGCTCTTTCACTCTGTGAATCTCTTCAATGATCTCTTCGATGCAGAATTGCAACGCTTCATCGTAGTTGTCATCACAGCCTGTTTGTTGATCAATCATTATCTTGTATCCTTTGTAATACAACATCAGTGTATTCTTCTAACACCGATTGTAACGCTTCTTTCAGCGACTGGATAGACTCTTCAGTGATATTGCACAGACAGTCATCTTCACCGTCATAATAAAACACCCGCTTATCCAGCTCCCTGACCAAGATGATGGTGCTGACGTTATCTAATCCGTAGACTGAGTCCATTTCAATATTTCCTTTTCCAGTTTGTTAGAGTGGAACGATGCCACAGTTGCTTTGCCTTTCAAAGGCTCTAACGACTCTGCCATCGATTTAAATACATCGTACAGCAACGGGTCATCAGAGTCAAACGAATATTCATCTGCAATGAACAATGCCCACTTGTAAGCTGACTCACCGGTCAAGCCTCCATTGAGAGGGCAACGCTGTACTGTCGGAATCTTACCGTTCATAGAACCTCTACTTAGCTATTTAGCTATGTATACATAGTCTCTAACAGTCTATGTATAAAACCTTAAAGAACTATTTAGCTATTTAGCGTTAAAGCTACATAGTCTATATAGGAGGGTAACATTAATCTTCGTAGCTGTCAACCTCATCTTCAACATCCATTAAGTCATATCTTTCAATAGCTTGGATGTCATAGTTTACATGTTTGTAACAACTGTTGCAGAGATCTAAGAACTCTCCGCTAACAGAACTTTTCCGTGTTGACTCAAAGTTATTGAGTTCGACATTGCAGGCTTTACATCTCATGGGCTTCGCAGTCCTATGTTGTTGATTAAGTGTTCGATTATAAAGGATGTTGCAGACAAGTCAAGCGTTAATGACAGAGCAGGGTGCAACAGTCCCAACATCGTGGACCTCGCAGTCCCTTATCTATATGTTATACAGTTTTTATTTCTATATCCTGAAATTTCAGAAATCTGAAGAGGGGAGAGCGCACCGGATTGGTGCATCGATCGTTCGCTATCGATACATACGAAACGATTTAAATATACAATTGTAGTTGCTGGGTTCGTTTATGCTTATAATGCGTCACCGGCGACAACCGGTATTTTTCAACCAATCGCATAGGAGCGATACATTATGATTAAGTTTCAACTATTCAGCCTAAAGGCTTCAGACGTTCAGAATGGACGTATTCGTTTTGACCTCTATATATGTAACAAGCGTATTGCTGGTCTGATAGGCCTTCGCAAAAAACAGTATCGCTTCGGGTTCGATGGTGGCGACACTTTCAAACAAGCGCACCTCGGTAAAGTGTCAGTAGGTATTGAAAAGCGCAAACCAGCTCGCCAGCTTTGGAATTGGGTATAAGTATCAACCAACTATTGCGGCCTTCGGGCCGCTAAGGATCTAACATGCGTTTACTCTCAATCGACGGCAACTCGAAAATTGCCAAGACTAATAAGGCCGCTAAAGGCCGCTATCTATTTGCAGGCCTTTCATTGATGCCAGCCGACGACCTATGCCCGGGTGCTAAGGCCGCCGGATGCATGGAAACTTGTTTGCAGTCTGCAGGCCGTGGAATATTCAAGAATGTACAGGCCGCTCGCAAATCCAAGGCTGATTGGTTCCGATGCGATAAAGACGGGTTTCTAGATCAACTACGAAAGGATCTACATGCACTCGAACGTAAGGGTAAACGTGAAGGCCTTCAGCCTGTAGTTCGTCTTAATGTTTTATCAGATATCGCATGGGAAGCTTACGGAATCCCCCAAGCTTTTCCGGACATTCGTTTCTATGATTATACGAAGCGCCAAGGCCGTATTGGTTCCAAGTTTATGCCCGACAACTACCATTTAACCTTTAGCTATTCCAATCAACCGGGTTATTCAAACCAAGTTATTCGGGCATTGCATAAGGGAGCAAATATCGCTGTTGTCTTTTCTAATGGTTTGCCTGCCAAGTTCCTAGGACGACCGGTAGTTGATGGTGATTTGCACGATATTCGCATTGATGATCCACCGGGAATCATTATCGGTTTACGTGCTAAAGGTAAAGCAAAGAAACAGGCAAATAATTTCGTCGTACCGAATCCAGAGGTCATCGCAACATGCTCGAATTGATTGAAATCGGCATTGCGATAGCGTTTCTAGGCTGGCTGGTCTTCGACCTATAACAGCCTGCACAATTCCCTCAATTCAGCCCGGTTTATTCCGGGCTTTTTTTTGCCTGCAGTACATGCATCGCATCCATCAAAAGCATTAAGCAGCTTATGCCTGTAACGCATTCTAAGCGCCTCTAAGCGATGCTATGCTCAAAGTAATACCCTAGTATATCCCAGACCATTGCAGGCTGTTACAGGCCTTTACAATCGGTCTAGTCTTTACAGTGTGCCAGCCGATAGCGTGGCAGGCTTTTGAGACTATTTAGGCTTCAGAGGTACCTTGACCGTCTCTCGCACTTCGTCGTCTTGTCAGCCTGCACCAGCGCAAAAACAACGCCGAAGCTTTACCGACTGCCTTGTATGCCAGCGCTTTACAGCCTGCACAGGCCTGCACCATCTTGGTGCGTCAGCCTGCACAGTTCTGGTGCGTCTGCACTGTTTTGGTGCAGTCTGCCCTGCCCTGCTTTAAAGGCCCGGGGAGGGGCTACAGGACTTTAATATTATTATAGTACCTGCATAGACTTGCAAGAGGCTAAAATAAGACTTAAAAGCTATAAAAAAGACTGTTTTTATAACTTTTATGTGATATATCAAGCCTTTGATAACTTTACAGATCTTGCACTGTCGTCTGTTATGCAACTTGCATGCCAAAAAGGTTGACTTTGCACTGTTTTTGTGCTAGACTATGAAGCCTATGGATAAAACGGTGTAGTTCCATGACTGAACCAGTAAAAAGAGGTCCGGGTCGACCTAAAAAGGGCGAAGTTGTTGCTAAGAAAGAAGGCAACAGAGGTGTTAGAGGCAGACCACCCGGTGATGCCTCTATTATTAATGAATATAAAGCTCGGATGTTAGCTTCACCAAAGTCTGGTAAGGTGATGGATGCAATATTCGATGCGGCGTTAGATGACGAGCATAAGAATCAAGCGGCGGCTTGGAAGTTGCTAATGGATCGGATGTTACCGGTTAGCTACTTTGAAAAGGATAAGCTCTCACAGGGCAAGAACAGTGTCTCTATCACTATTACTGGTGTTGGTACACAAGCCGCTGTGCAGAACGATGATGACATTATAGATATTGAACCGGTGGAATCAGATGACTGAAGACTTGATTGAACAGATTAAACTAGATCTTACGAAGCATGAAGGCTGTAAGACAGATGTTTATCTATGTTCAGAGGGCTATGCAACCGCAGGTATCGGACATATGTTGGTTGGAGATGAGGAGATGCCTGTTGGCACTGAAGTCTCAATGGAACAGGTGTTAGAATGGTTTAAGTCTGATTTCGATGAGGCTGTTGCAGACTGTTGCGCTTTGTTTCTAAACTTTGCATCACTGCCTGCTCAAGTACAGCGTGTGTTGGTGAACATGGCCTTTAATCTCGGACGCAACAGACTCGGTAAGTTTAAGCAGATGATCACCGCAGTCAATGAAGGTAACTGGGTTAAAGCCGCTAATGAGATGGTAGACTCTCGTTGGTACAACCAAGTTGGCAACAGGTCTATTGAGTTAGAAAACTGGATGAGAAACGCATAATGGCTGAATATACTATTCGTTATAAAACATCAGGTCCTCTTGGCGAAAGACGCTCTGCAAAAATTGAAGCAAACTCAGCAGAGGAAGCTAAAGAGCTATTTAAAGCAAACCGTGTTCCAGAAATTAAAAACATTGAATCTGGTAAATATAATGTTTCAGATTTAAGTAGTCGTTATAACCCAACAGGGTTTTCACCACGGGTTACTGTGCAAGAAGTATACGAAGCAGGGAGTCCACCTCCCTCTAAAGGAATGTTTGATGTTCCGTTAGAGAACGCACAGAAGACACAGATTCCGGGAACACTACCGACATATAAAAAAGCAAAAGACTTGTTAGACGTTGAAGCTCCTGAAGGGAAAACTTTAGACTACGGTGCAGGTCTTGGGTTGGGAAGTAAAGAACTTGATGCAGACTCGTTTGAACCATACCCAAAAGAAGGTTTTACACCAACATACAAGCAAGATACAGACATTCCAAGTAACTCATATAAGCGTTTAACAAATTTAAACGTATTGAATGTTGTTCCTCCTGCGGTGCGATACCATATTGTTAAAGACATTGGAAGAGTCTTAGAACCCGGCGGAGTTGCGGTAGTCACTACCAGAGGTAAAGATGTTCTAACCGCAAAGTCTGGAAAGCCCGGTAAAGAACCTATGTCGGTTATTACATCGAAAGGCACATACCAGAAGGGATTTACTCCTACAGAGCTTGTTTACTATCTTCAGCAAACACTAGGTGAAGGTTTTGAAGTTGTTAGAACTAACTTAGGCCCTGCAGGCGCTATTGTTAGAAAACTAGCTGGCCCGATTGGTGCGGCGGCTACAGTAGCTTCAATGCCTACATCAGCAGGCGAAGTTGCTGAAGAGTTCGGTATTATGTCAGCAGGCGAAGGCTCAGATTATGTACCGTTGTCAGGTGAGATGTTTATAGACCAGTTCAGGAACCCACTGCTTGACTAAGGATAAATTATGGCTGAATTAATACCATTTGATCCATCAATTCATGCACCACAAGACGTAGGATTCGGCGCCCCATCGACAGAATATTTAGTGACAATTGATGGCCCAGACGGTGAAGTTATTGTTGTTCCTTCAATTTGGTGGAATGAAGAAGGAAAGCCTGTATTTTTAGGTGATATGGAAACGGATCAGATCTATCAAACAGATATTCTTGATTTAGTTAAGAAGTATGAAGACAGTACAAAAGAAAGATTTCCACGATTTGGAAAAGCAGGTGTACCAGATAACTATCGGATTGCCGACCGTTTTGCTCAAACTAGGTCAAAAGCTGGAGGAGCCTCAACAACACCATTAACAAGGGCGTTAGATCAAGAGTTTTCACCCTTAAAATGACTGAACTCAAAGTAGAGCTACTACCGTGGCAACAAGAGGTCTTTGATAGCCCGGTACGATTTAAGATTGTTGCGGCAGGGCGTCGAACTGGTAAAAGCCGATTAGCCGCATGGATGTTAATCATCAACGCATTGCAGACTGATAGAGGGCATGTATTCTACGTTGCACCGACACAGGGTCAGGCCCGTGACATTATGTGGAATACATTGTTAGAGTTAGGTAATCCGGTTGTTGCAAGCTCTCATGTCAACAACATGCAAATTAAATTAATCAATGGTACAACGATATCATTGAAGGGTGCTGATAGACCTGAAACGATGCGAGGGGTGTCGTTGAAGTTCTTGGTACTCGATGAATACGCAGATATGAAACCATCTGTATGGGAGACTGTGTTACGACCTGCGCTGGCTGACCAGAAGGGTTCAGCGATGTTCATTGGAACACCGTTAGGACGTAACCACTTCTATGAATTGTTTAAGTACGGTGAGCTTGCCGATGATCCTACGTATCAGGCGTGGCACTTCACCAGTTACAACAATCCGTTATTAGATCCAGAAGAGATCGACATCGCTAAGAAGTCAATGTCGAGCTATGCATTCCGGCAAGAGTTCATGGCTAGTTTTGAGGCTCTTGGCTCTGAGATTTTTAAGGAAGATTGGATTCAATTCACGGATGAAGAACCAAGCGAAGGTGACTACTATATTGCCGTTGACCTTGCAGGCTTTGCTGATGTTGCGGGTAAAGCAACGGGAAAGGCTTCAAAGCTTGATAATACGGCTATCGCCATCGTCAAAGCAGGGACTGAGGGGTGGTACGTTGCTGACATTATCTATGGGCGTTGGGACATCAAGAAAACAGCCCGTAAGATATTTGAAGCTGTTCGTGAGTATGAACCTGTTGCGGTGGGTATTGAAAAAGGTGCGTTACGTAATGCGGTTCTTCCGTACCTAACAGATTTAATGAAGTCTGGTCAACGATTCTTTAGAGTGGAAGAGTTGACCCACGGTAACAAGAAAAAGACTGATCGTGTTGTTTGGGCTTTGCAAGGACGCTTTGAGCATGGGAGCATCTCGTTAGCCGAAGGCGACTGGAACACAGAGTTCTTAGATGAACTGTTTCAGTTTCCAAATCCGCTAGTGCATGATGACTTAGTTGATGCACTGGCGTATATCGATCAGCTCGCCAAAGTTAGCTATTATGTTGACTTTGATGAGGTGGAGTTTGAAGTTATTGATCCAATAGCAGGATATTAATATGGATTATGAAAATCGTTCAATGATGTTAGCAGGTCTTGAGAATTGGGTCATAGGTAAATGTGATCAATGGAGAGACCATTACGAAGCCAACTACTCTGAGAAGTTTGACGAGTATTACAGACTGTGGCGTGGTATTTGGGACCCATCAGATAAGATGCGAGACTCTGAGCGCTCACGCTTAATCAGCCCTGCACTACAACAAGCTGTCGAGTCTGCAGTCGCAGAGGTAGAGGAAGCAACATTCGGACGTGGTGTTTGGTTTGATATTAAAGACGACTTAGGCGATCAAAACCCGGTTGACGTACAACAGCTACGCCAACAACTATCAGAAGATTTTGCTAAAACCCAAGTGCGGAAGTCTGTTGCAGAATGCGTACTCAATGCCGCTATCTTTGGCACTGGTATGGGTGAACTGGTTTTAGAAGAAAAGAAAGAAATGAGACCGGCAACACAGCCTGTACTAGACGGTGCTATGGCGGCGTTCGGTGTGATGGAAACAGATCGCTATGTTGTTCGTCTGCGTCCGGTACTACCTCAGAACTTCCTGATTGATCCGGTTGCAACATCTATTGAAGAGGCAATGGGCGTAGCCATCGATGAATATGTACCACGTCATCATATCTTGAATGGTATTGAAACAGGTATCTATCGTAACATTGATATCGAGAATACATACACCGATACAGACCTAGAGCCTGACAAGCAGTTGGTGATGTATGACGAAGACAAAGTACGTCTGACAAAGTATTACGGACTGATCCCATCTGAGCTGTATATCGAGGCGATTGCAGAGGGATTATCCGAAGAAGAAGTTGAAGATTTAGACAAGCCTACAACAGAGTACATTGAAGCTATTGTAGTGCTTGCTAACGGCGGTCAGTTGCTCAAGGTAGAGGCGAACCCCTACATGATGCAAGATCGCCCTGTGGTGGCCTTCCCATGGGACGTTGTACCCGGACGTTTCTGGGGCCGTGGTATTTGTGAAAAAGGTTATAATGCTCAAAAGGCGTTGGATACCGAATTACGAGCTAGAATTGATGCGCTTGCGCTTACTGTACACCCTATGCTTGCTGTTGATGCTTCACGTCTTCCTAGAGGGGCAAAGATGGAAATCCGACCCGGCAAGACGATTCTTACCAACGGAAATCCTGCAGAGATCCTCCAACCGTTTAAATTCGGGTCGCTTGATCAGGTCTCATTCACCCAAGCTCGTGACCTGCAAACTATGGTTCAGATGGCAACAGGTTCTATCGACGCCGCAGGAATCCCCGGCAGTATTAACGGAGACTCTACTGCCGCCGGTATCTCAATGTCGCTCGGTGCAATCATCAAGCGTCACAAGCGTACACTGATCAACTTCCAAGAAGCATTCTTGCTACCGTTTGTCGAGAAGGCGGCATACCGGTATATGCAGTTTGATCCTGAGCTGTACCCTGTGCAGGACTACAAGTTTGTTGCATCAAGCTCGTTAGGTATCATCGCCCGTGAGTATGAAGTCACTCAGCTTGTACAGTTGTTGCAGACGATGTCACCTGATTCACCGATGTATCCGATGTTGATTGAGTCTATCGTAGACAACATGAACCTGTCGAATCGTGAACAGATCATCGAAGGACTACGTCAGGCTAACCAACCTAATCCACAAGAAGAGCAAATGCAACAACAGCAGATGCAAGCTCAGATGGCACAGCAACAAGCGCAGTTGGATCTATACAACGCTCAAGCGACTGAAGCAATGTCTAGAGCTAGGAAGAATGCCGCTGAAACAGGCTTAACTGCCTACGAGGCTGAAACAGATCGATTGAAGGTTCTAACGACCAACTTAGAACCCGGAGATCAGGATGAGAAAGAATTTGAGCGTAGAGTGAAGTTGGCTGAGTTGTTACTCAAAGAACGCTCTATTGCATCAGATGAAGCTATTGTATCTAAACAAATGAGGGAGAATAATCAATGATTACCCAATCAGAACTGAATCAAGTGTTGATAGAGATCAACAAAATCCTTGATGGAATCAACAAACGCATTGCAGACTTAGAGAAGGCACAAGCCCCAACAAAGAAAACAACAACCGCTAAGTCTTGACTTTTGGCATAAAATGTGCTAGAATATTCTTTATAGACAACGCACCAATAGGAGAATGTGTTGACAAAAGAAGACGAGAAATACTACGAAGTCTACTTTGACCTCTTTCTGCAACCGGGTTGGAAGCAGTTGGTAACAGACCTCACTGAAAGTTTGGATTCTTACCGAATAGAGGATATTGCAGATGCTGATGCCCTAAAGCGGGTACAAGGCGAAAGAGCAATATTAAGTAGGCTTGTAAACTTTGAAGTTTCTATAAAGGAAACCTACGATTTAATATTGGAGGCTGAACGTGCTGAAGCGCTTTGACTTCCGATGTACAGAATGTAATCACATTGAAGAACAGTGGATAGACTCTGAAGGGAATCTAGCTACATGTTATGAATGTGGACATACCGCCGTGCGGATAATCTCTCCGGTTCGAACACATTATAAGGGATCAGGTTGGCCTGATGCTGACGATAAGTGGGCTAAGGACCACGAGAGAGCCGCTCGTAAATAATCACTTCCATAATGCTTTAATAGCACGGAGTACAATATGGCAAAACTAATTGAGCGTCCTGAAGAGGACACAACTGAAGAGTATGCAACGCTTGAACAAACCGAAGAGCAGATCGAAGAACCTGAACAACCTGAAGAGGTAACTGAGCAGGAAGATGAGATCCCTGACAAGTATCAAGGTAAAGATATCAAAGATATTGTCAGGATGCACCAAGAAGCTGAAAAGCTTTTAGGTCGTCAAAGTTCTGAAGTTGGAGAGTTGCGGAAAATCGTTGATGACTTCGTAAAGACTCAACTCGATACACAAAAACAAAGCCCACAGGCACAGGTCGAAGAAGACGACGATTTAGACTTCTTTTATGATCCTGAAGCCGCTGTTAAGAAGGCGATTGAACGTCATCCGAAGATTAAAGAAGCCGAAGAATACACCCGTCAAGCGAAACAGGCGGCAATCATCGGTAAGATCGAACAGAAGCATCCAGACTTCAAAGACATTGTTTCTGACAATGCATTTGCAGAATGGGTCCAAGCTTCAAAGGTTCGAACAGAGCTTTATATTCGGGCAGACCAGCAATTTGACTTCGACAGTGCTGATGAGCTTCTCAGCCTCTGGAAAGAGCGCAGACAGGCAGTATCAAACACTGAAGATCTCAATAAAGCTGATCGGCAACGACAGGCAAGAGCCGCCTCTACAGGCGCCGCTAAAGGTTCAGGAGAAGCTCCATCCCGGAAGATTTATCGACGTGCCGACATTATTGAACTCATGCAAAAAGACCCGAAGCGGTACAACTCCATGTCTGATGAGATTATGGCGGCGTATGCAGAGGGACGTGTTAAATAATTTAAGCATTAAGGAGCTTAATCATGGCACTTGGTACTAACCACGTCACCAATACTACTGGTGCAACATTCATTCCAGAAATTTGGAGTGACGAAATCATTGCGGCATACGAGAAGTCACTCGTTCTTGCCAATCTCGTTAACCGTATGCCAATGACAGGCAAGAAAGGTGATACACTCCATATCCCTAAGCCTACTCGTGGCGATGCATCTGCAAAGTCTGCTGAAACTCAGGTAACACTGATTGCGGCAACTGAGTCAGAAGTACAAGTCTCTATCGATCAGCACTACGAGTATTCTCGTTTGATCGAAGACATCACTGACGTGCAAGCACTTGCTTCACTTCGTCAGTTCTATACTTCAGACGCTGGCTATGCACTTGCTAAGCAGGTCGATACTGACCTCTTTGCTCTCGGTAAGTCACTTGGTGACTCTGATGGTGCAGACTGGGTTCACAGCAACTCATTCTACATGGATGCCTCTACAGACTTAACAGCGTATGCTGTTGACACTGTTGCGGCGGCTGATATCTTCTCTGACGATGCTTTCCGTCAAGCTGTCAAAGAGTTGGATGATGCTGACACACCAATGGATCAACGATTCCTCGTTGTACCTCCATCGGTCATTCAGACTATCCGTGGCATTCAGCGTTATGTTTCTTCAGATTTCGTATCTGGACAAACTGTTGTAAACGGAAATGTTGGTAGCCTTTACGGTATCGACATCTACGTATCAACCAACTGCCCAGTCATCGAAACTGCCGCAAACAATGCCGCAGGCGGTGACTTGAAAGCAGGTATCTTAGGTCATAAAGACGCTATGGTATTTGCTGAGCAGATGGGAGTACGCTCACAGACTCAATACAAGCAAGAGTATCTTGGTGACTTGTTCACTGCAGACACTCTGTACGGCGTAAAGGTTTTACGTCCTGAGTCAGCTTTGGCATTGATCTTCAACGCCTAAAGCAACTACCGGGGGAGTCTATTCAGGCTCCCCTGCCTTATTCTAAATACTGGAGAGACTAATGGCGATCTTTCGTGGAACTGGTAGCGCATCCGCTACAGCCGATCAAACAACGATTGATACCGTAACTGAAAAAGCCACTGAAGCGGCGGCATCAGCCACAGCGGCATCAACGTCTGCAACAGCGGCAGAGGCATCTAAAACTGCGGCAGAAGCTCTCTACGGTGATCTTACTGCTGTTAATACAGCAAAGACAGCGGCTGAAACAGCGGCCACAAATGCAGAGACTGCACAAACTGCCGCAGAAGCGGCTCAATCAGCCGCAGAGTCTGCAGAATCTAATCTAACTCAAGCGGTCTCAGATGTACAAGATGTCTATGATAATTTTGATGACCGGTATCTAGGAGTTAAAACTTCTGATCCTACATTGGATAATGACGGTGATGCGCTTTTAACAGGGGCGTTGTACTTTAACTCGACTGATAATGTAATGCGGGTTTATGACGGTACGGAGTGGTTTACAGCCTACGCATCCCTTGCAGGAGCTTTAGTTGCCACTAACAATTTATCAGAGTTAACAAATACTGCAACAGCCATTAGTAATTTAGGTATTACTAAAACAGCCGCAGAAATTAATGCGTCTTTATCCTCTGGTGATAACATCTCTACACTGACTAATGACTCTGGGTACATCACAGGCTACACAGTCACGCAGGGAGATGTTACAGCGCATCAAGCGGCACTGTCAATTACAGAGTCTCAGATCAGTGACCTGCAGAGTTACCTCACTACAGAAACCAATGATCTCACAGCGGCTGTTACATGGGCCAATGTTCCTGATGCAAACATTACTCAGTCTTCTGTTACACAGCATCAAGCGGCCCTGTCTATCACTGAAAGCCAAATCAGTGACTTTGGTACATACGAGCCTGTAGATGCTGACATCCTCCGGGCAGACACAGCAGATACAATCACTGCTCCTATGCGTGGCACAGTCACCACAGACAACGATCTGTC